CACTGGCAGCGTCCTTCATCAGCCGGTCACGGAAGCGCCGGTCGCCCATCTTCACGATGAACTTCATGTACTCGGTGCGGCGTTCTTCGTTGGCAATCTCGCCACAGTAGAGAGCCATCAGGCGGCAAAACTCCTTGATCTTTTCCGCTACCAGCAGAGAACCCGTGTCTTTACGCCATGCACCATCTTTGTAAGTGAACCAGCTTTTCGCCTCGGGGCAGTAGCGGGTATCATTTTTGTAGCACTCGGAGAACAACTCCGCCATGCCGGACTCGTCCCACGAATAGCCCGTCCCGCTGATCGGGTGGCTATGCTCAGGCTGTGCTTCCTTAATCTGAAACATCACTCTGGACTGAGCTTCGTCCATGATGTAGCGACCATTGGAAAGCTGGAAAAGAGCCTGTTCTTCGGGAGCCGTCATAACTTCATCACTCATGGATTTCACCTCCTTTGTCTTTTCCGTTTGGATTAAAGTTGGAAAGTGCGCTTTTACAAGCTCGGACACCCATCTTATAGCCGTCTTTTTCACGACCGCTTAGACGCTTGCGATATAACCGCTCTTTATCAAGTAGGGCAGATAACGCCATCTGCAAACTGTCATATTCAAGTTTTGTCATCATCTACACCTCCGTCCATCTTCGCGCCGCAGTTGGGGCAGATAGGGTAGATGCCATTTTTATGCCACTGATAGTCTCTGTGCATTGCCTCCCCGCCGCATTCCGAACAGTCGCAGCAATAATTACTGTTCTTCCAGTGTGGTCGAATCCACCGCCCATGCACCACCGGCGCAACGTCGGCGACCGGCAATCGGTGTACTGCTTCTTTTGCCTCAAAAACGCGTTCTCTCGCCTTGTACCCGGCAGTTCTGACGTACACCTTCATTATTGCGTGAATCGCCGCTTCCCGTTCGATGTATTCAGCCATATTCTCACTTCCTTTTCTTAATCGCTCTTACCAGCGCTACAGCGAGGCAAGCCTGCGAGTCTTCGTCCCACCATGCGCATTTCTCGCCAGAACATAGCAAGGTTTGATCTTCGCTCGGATTGAGCGGACAATATTTGTCAAGCGCGTTTTCCATGCTTACCTCCAATAATTAAAGCGGTCGAAGATATCAAGATTACGTATTTTCTTCCGCCGATCATTTTCGATTTCCTTACGGCGTAAGTAGTCCGCGTGTTCTTTTCGATATCGTTCGCACTTAGCGTGACAACCCGGATGCCTGTCCGGGCATTTGTAACAACATTGAATACCAGTAGTCATCTTTTATACCTCGTCACGGAATTTACAATTAACTCGACCTCGGACTGCGGGAGAGGGGGCTTGCAGGCTTGGGAGTTGGCGTACAACAATTCTTTGTAAATCTCTGCTTTGGTGTATCCTTGGTTATGGAGCTGACCCGCCAGAGAAGTCAGGCTGAGGTTCCGACTTCCCGGTGTGATAGGCGGGTATTCGGGCTTTAACCTCAGCTTGCCGTTTTCAGGGCGGCGATAGATGGGAGAATATATTCGGGCACCGTTGGTAGGGACATTATTGTCCTTAACAACATCGGGAAAATACTTCTCAACCACATAGTCAATCGCTGACTGGTTTTCAACAATCTCGGAGAAGATCAAAACCTCGCCGGTCATGATAAAGTACCGATTGCTCTTGTAAATCTCCACGGCGGCACGGTTGTTTTTGCCCTTGAAAGGTAGCTCACCACGAACGAGAATGTGAACCCCTCTCCCGCTTCTTGACTTTTCTGTGTAGGAGTGGCAACGACCGATAATGTCAGCCGCCAGCGGGTTCAGAAGCCCGTCAGTAAAGCCATCGTCAATGTCGATACCGATTATCCCGTTACCATGAAATACATAGCCAAGACCGTCATAGTAGCCGTGCTGGACATTGTGTTCAGCGTCAATGTAATTTGACCATGTATCAGGATTAGAGGAAGAAGCTGTCTTTCTGACGGTGGCCTGCATGGGAACTTTCGATCCGTTCCACACATTGACCCATGCCTTTTCCGCTCGAAGTTCAGCGGGTATATTCTCATACATTGTTGCCACCTCAGCTTCCATACGGGCTGGGTAAAGACCAGTCCCAAACTGTCCCGTTTTTGTAGCCAGTTCGGAAGTGATTTCGCTTCCCGTCACCGGAAAAGAATAAATATTTACTCGGAAGAACTCGACCGACTTCCGTCTGCCCGTCTTTCTCTGCATACCAGCGGGATAGCACATCTATACAGAGAGTAATCAACTCGTCATCTACTGGATTACCCTCTCGGTAGCCTACGAATTGGTACGGGGCTGTCACCACCGCTGTTATATCGCCGTAGCCATGATCGACCCGGTTGAGCACGCACCACACACAAGCAGCTTTCTCAGTGTCAGAGCTGACCCCTCTGGCTTCTCCCCATAGCATTTTCGCCAGTACAATCACTTCCTCGTCTGTCCACGGCTGAGGTGTCACCTCCGGCTCTGATTCCGGTGTGACTACCTCTACCGCCTCGACAACGGGAGAAGGTTCTTCAACCTCAACCGTGGGCATTTTCCAACAGAGAACGGTGATAATGATGACGAACCATAGGGAGATTGTAATTGTTAGCTCTCGCAAGGAGTCTTGACCTTGCTGGACTTGGGCTTTGTCGAGGTTCCAGCAAAATAGAACTTGTCATCTACGCAGATGGGGAAATCGGGAAAGAGCTTGCTGGCGGTCTGCGTTCCACGAGAGCAAATCTGCTCTGCCGCCGCCAGCGACATTTCATCTTTCACGAAGTCTTTTCCAGCAGCCATGATATACGGCACTTTGCCATCAATGCTTTTCAGTTTCATCGGATTCTTTCCTTTCTTTGTTCCATGCTTCAACATCAACGCCGATACGCTTCAACATTTCTTTGCAGAGCCATGTGTAATCGTCCGGCATCTGATAATACTGAATAAGGCGGTCATGCTCGGCAGAGAAAGCGTCATAGAATTCCCGCAGGCGTTTCTTGCCGAAACCAAGGTGGACATGGAGAGTGTAAAGCACCATAGCGTCAATGTCATCGGCGTACCGCCTGTCGGCTTCCACGACCTGACGATTGATTTCCATCTCCATCGCTTTCTTCTCGGCGGCAGTTAAGACCGCACCAAACACCTTGCTGCCAGCTTTCTTCACCCTCATGCCACAATGTCCTCGAAGAAGACGGGGTAGGTCTGTTTCAACAGGGTCAGCAGCATATTGGCAACGATCCGCATATCGGGGTGAGCCGCAGGAGCGCAACGGAGTTTACAGAAATGTCGCCATTCTCTGAGATCGGCGGTCATGACCACCTCGGTTTTTAGGCTGTTCGGAAGGACAGATCGAGCTTCCTGCGGGCTGCAACCCTCGTTCAGCAGATCGAAGTAGGCAACCTCGGCGTTCTTGCACGACCGCTTCCAGATACGGTAGGGGGAGTCGGTGTCGGCAAAAGTGCAAGGACGAACGACGGTGATCTCGCCGCCGAAGCCCTCTTTGCCGTAATTGCAGTACCGAGTGGACTCCTGACAGAACGCTGCCAGACGGTGGCGGACGATCTCGTGGCTCACGCCCCGGTCACAGATAAAGCGGACGGTGAGAGAGCCATGCTCAATGACCGCTTCATGACCCCGGTTGATAATGCCCCGGACGAACTTCTCCGCGCTTCCGTCCGTGATTTTATCCTCGGACTTGTAGCAAGTACGCCCAGCAGCTTCGATGGTGGTCAGGAGCGTCTTATAATCAGGAGCGTTGATAAGCTCCACAGAAGGTTCAATGATTTTCATTTTTACTCTCCTTTTCTCGCTGTTCTTGGTAATCACGGTATTTACGGGTGTACTCATAAGATTTGCCAAAAACATGAAGTGCTGCTCGATAGAGATTGGGTTCATACTTTTCGGCAGCGGCGAGTTCAGCTTCAAAGTCTTTACCAAACGGACAGCAAGCACAGCCCGTGCGACATAAACCGTATTTCGAATAACAGTCCGAATGAGTTACATCAAAGGCTTTCTCGTAGGCTTCCTTGTCTGCATTTTTGAACCAGAAAATTAACCGTAGAGAACTGCACCCGCACGGAATATCATCAAAACAGGACTTATACGCCACTGCTCTTGCCCCGCCCTCGTATTTCCGAACACCTGTGATCGACAGATCAGAAGTAAACTCCTTTTCAGCTTTATGAGCAGCTCTCTTTTTAGCTCCTTCGCAACAACCAGCAGAAATCAGAAAAGACGGAGGATTGTCAATCATAAACTCTTTCAACCATTTATGATTTGAAATGTTCAACCGGCTTGTCTCGCCCCATTCGTTACACCACCACCGAAGTGCAGCTTTACAACGAGGGTATTCTTGATAAAGTTCTTCAAACGGACGATTTTCCCATTTGAAGCCGTGACGCTGTAATCGGTTAATCCATTCACTGACCTGTTTACTTAGAAACGGAAGCCCGTATTTTTTACACCCGAGTGGAACTGGAATGGGAACTCGCATACGGTTAATTGAAATGCCATACTTCTTTTCGAGAAATATCAAATGATCTTTCGTAGCTTTGAACTCTAATCCTGTATCGAAAAACACATACTGAACCGTACTGAGTGGATAACCAATGCGCTCAATCATGTCAATGACAATATCGGAGTCGGATCCACCGCTTACAGATACCATGATCTTAGGGTACATTGTGGATAATTCCATTTCAGAATTGCCCCCGTAACCGTGTATCTTATTCCACGCCTTGACGAACGCTGCTTGAATTTCTCCTGTAATCTTTGAATTATCAAGAGAATTGAGGAAGTCGGTCATGGAGTTATAAGTCTTCATTGTTAGACCCCCGCAACATGGCTTGCCAGCATATCGGCTTGGTGTGTCCACAGCACATTCGGGTACTGGCGGACGGCTCTGGTGTAATCGTTCCACTCAGACTTGTCGGTGAAAGCACCCATGTGATAGCGGATACACATGATTTCTTCATCAGTCAGTGTGTAGAACTGAGAGAGAAGCATGACGGACTTATCGCCGTGACCTTTCAGAAGGGTGCCGGGATTGTACTCCCACGCCTGTTCGTCATAGATTGGTGTGCGCCCACCATTAAATTC